GGCAGTTTTTTCAGCAGGTCTGCCAACTTCTATAAAGCGTGGGACTTGCCCTACTACTTTATCCAAATACTCTTCTAAATAATAATGTTATTCTTGCAAATAAATTATTAGTCATAAAAGATTCGTATCTGGATAATTTATTGAAAGTGTCTTGCACATCAATATTATCAGCTACTTCAAGTATCTGCATACCTTTGTTGTCCTTACCAAGTGGTGTAGGTCTTACAAAGTATAATGGTTTACTTGGATTATCTTTCTGACTATAAATAGATACTTTACCACCATGATAACCTAAAAAGGTTTCTCCTGTTTGTATATCATATCTTCTTTTATTAGCCCTCACTCTCATTATATTAACACCTAAAGTATTTGCTCTAGCCCAAAGACTTTGAATACTATGTGGTGCTTTTTCTATTGATACTACAGTTGCAGTATCTCTTTTTCCATATACAATTTTACTCATATTTTATCTCCATTCTTTATTATTATAAACTAATTTACCTGCTGACTTGTCATCAAGAAATAAATTAATCGCCGTTTTTGTAGAAATTTTTCTACCCAACTCATAATTATATTCGTCATTATGAATTACTAAATCCCTAACTGAAAAACCTCTATGGTCTTTTCTTTTAAGAACTTCTATTTTAGTTACATTGTGAAAACTTACATCTGCCATTTTAGTATACCTCTCTTGTTAATTTGACATCTAATACATAACCTTCTTTCATTTGATTAATTTCATCAATAAATCCTTGAAAATCATTTTCTAAATCAGTTCTGATATTATCTGTTGCATATTCAAAATCATCTGCTTTTTGATTTAAATCAGCAAGTTCTGTTTCTAATTCTTCAACAAGATATTTAGTATCTTCATACTGTGATTCTAAATATTCTAAATCATCTCTTAATTGATTTATTTCAGCTAATAAACATTTTTTTAAATCACTCAATCCAAGTAATCCAATTAGTTTTTGTTTTACATATTCCATATAGCCCTCCTTTAAGTTTATGGTTTAATAAAAATGAATAGTTTTACAACATATTCAGGTTGGTTAGTTTAAATAGTTTTACAACATATTAGGTTGGTTAGTTTAAAGGCACTTTATAGTGATACCTAGCACTTCTACTTTACCCTTTAAAGTAGTAAATTGGTAATCGGTTTGTGTCGTTCTGGTCGCTAATTATAGCAATTTTTGTTTGTTCGGTCAAGGCAACTTTAAACTAAAAGATTAGCCCTAATATATATCAGAACTCTTGCACAGTCCAAACAGTTCCCATCTCCATTGAAACAGGAGTAAAATAATCAAAAGTAGATTTGACAAAGACATGTTTTTTATTATTTTTGTGTCTGTATGTAATAGACCTATCTTCTTTGAAAGCGTTTCGTTCTTTGTAAACAAACCCTAACTCATTGATATAGCGTTCCATTTTGTCAAAGCTATTGAACTTTGTTATAACAATTTTACTATCTTTGATAGTTTGCATATTGCTTTTTCCATTTGGACTTGTGCATTTAATTTTCATAGTATCTCCATATTTTTTAAAGTTCAGCAAAGTTTCGTTGTTGCTTTGCCGAGCCCTAAAAGAATGCCACAAACCGAAACCAAAGTCAAGCATTTTTCCCAAAAGCTTAAGGATAAAAGAAGAAGTTTAATTTAAAGTTTGCTAACACTTAAACACAACCTTAAAATATAAAATAATTTTAACATTTTTCTTCAACTTTACTACAAATTTCACATAAAATTCACACAATTGTTACATAAATTCACAAAGATTTTACAATATTGTCACACAATTAACACATTTGTCACATATTTGACATACTTGCCCTCAACCTTATCACCCCCACTTTTTTAGTTAATTAATTAAATTTAAATACTTAAGTAATTATTTAAAGGTCTCCCTGCCCACTACTATAAAAAGTCATACAGCAATATTAAAGATGCAAGATATTAAAGAAAATCATAGACATAAAAAAACTCTATGACTTTGAAAGCCATAGAGTTTTAAGGAAATTAGCTTTCCTGTTGCTCTAGATAAAGCTTGATTTTGTCGAAATAGACTTTAGGCAAAGTTTTTCCTTTCAAAAGTGAGTCAGCTTTCTTAAAAGTAAGCCTATTTTCTTTTGCCAGACCATACATACAGCCTTGAATTTGTTTTTGAAGTCTCCAATTCATGACTGTGCCTTTTTTAGCAAACTTATACCCAATGGCTCTGCATTGTGGGAAACTTGCTGGTGTCGCATGTCTATCTTTGTCAAAGTCGTTAATATTAAATGTATTTTCCATATTTCTAGCCCTCGCTGTTTGGAAGTTTATATAACATTGCAATGTAGTCTTGCAATAATGAGAAGTTAGAACCATTGTTGGCTCTAATTTTTACTGCGTGAATATCACATTTTAAAAGGTCTAATGTGTATTGTTTTGCAGTAGAAACTGTGTTAAAAGTTACTGTTTCATTGTTTGTGTAGCTTATTAGTATCATAATTTTCTCCTTGATATCGCCTGATTTTACATAATATTCTTAAGATGTCAAGCCTTTAAAGTCTTATCGAGCTTCGAGATTAGAATTTAAAGCATGGCTTGAGCATTGACATCTTATTAATTTTATGTGGCGATATGAAGTCAAGGAGAAAACCTATGATTCTTTAAGGTTCACAAACACATGGAATAGTTAGTTTTAGCCAGTTTATACAAAAAGCAAGAGGGTTACACATTAGGCAAGTAAATTGTGATATTCATGGGAAAAGTAAAAATTAGATTAACAACAATAGGTTCTAGCTTTTTATTGTTGTAAGGCTTTACTTGCAATAGTTGTAGAGACTTCTGAATAGTGAGGGCTAAAGAAATATGAGGGAATATATTTGGTATTAAAGGCTTATAACACAAATATAGATATGCGTAAACCAGATTATATTCAAGTTTTACACAATCGACCAGAGTTATTGGACTTAGAAGTTTGTAAAAAAGGTATAGACACATGACTTGGGGATTTCTTTAGCCTACAAATTTAAGGACAAGTATGTGTGGTCTTCTGCGAAAGGAGATAGGATTGGTTATTAGTTAAGCTGTCTTACTTTGAAAGCTCATGAAAAATTAAAGTTTATTTTGACTTGATACAAGCTTTATCAGAGCAACAGAGGAAGGTAAGGACTATAAAACTCATGAGCTTTCAAAGTTATAGAGACAGCAACAGGTCTATGATTTCCTAGTATCTGCAATCTTCCAAGTAGGTGGGCAGGAGACCAGTCCCTCCACCCCCGATATACATCTACTGCTTACACAAAATTACAGAAAATAGGTATTAACCAGATAATTGCTAACTAGTTAACGACCCGACTATAAAAACTTTAATATCTTTTAAACCTAAATAGATTAATTATAGGCATAAAAAAAGTACCAGAAGAGGTACTATTGCACCCGGGAGGGCACAATGTTATTATACACTTCAGATTCTAATTTGTCAATACCTTTATAGAAATATTTTAAAAGACTTGACAAAACTGGTTTATGACTATATACTAATACACATGGCTATACTTCCAAGCATAGATAATAATACCCGTAAAAGAGAACTAACAGATAAGCAACAGGCTTTTCTTACTAACCTTGTAGAAACACAAGGCGATGCTAAAAAAGCTGCAGAACTTGCTGGGTACTCTTCTCATTATCATCATGTTGTAAAGACTTTAAAGTCTGAGATACTTGAACTAACTCAGGAAGTATTAGCTAACTCTGCACCTAAAGCAGCTTTTAAGTTAGTAGAAATAATGGATTCTAAACGACCTATTATCCAAGCTAATAATAAATTGGCTGCTGCACAGACTTTATTAGATAGAGTAGGTGTAGGTAAAGTAGAACGAGTTGATGTTAATCATAATGTTAATAGTGGTGGTATCTTTTTAATGCCTGATAAAGAACCTTTAGATTTAGAAGAAGGAGAATATGAAGATATTTCTGACTGAAGTTATTAAAGATGACCAGCCTTTAATAGGACCATATATAAAAGCAGAAACTATGGACAAAGCTATGCAAATAGCTGACATGTATGCTTTAACTATTATTGGTGAACTACATGAACTAAGTTATACACTACCAGAACAAAAGGAAACAATACACTAATGGCTAAGAAAAAAGATTCAAGACTAAAAAAAGCAGGAGTAAGTGGTTACAATAAACCAAAGCGTACTCCTAATCACAAAACTAAATCACATGTTGTAGTTGCTAAAGTTGGCGACAAAATTAAAACTATTAGGTTTGGACAACAAGGTGTTCGTGGTGCTGGTAAGAATCCAAAAACTGCAAAAGACAAAGCTAGAAAGAAATCTTATTATGCAAGACATAATGCACAAGATGCTAGACCTAGTAAGTTAAGTGCAAGATATTGGTCACATAAAGTTAAATGGTAAAATTATTTAATAAGATACACAAGTTTATGAAGTGTGGAAGAATAAATAAAGTTTGGAAGATGTGTAAGTAATGGCATATTCACAAAAGGTAGTTGATAGGTTTGAAAGTGTTTTAAACAATCCAGCAAAACATTCTGTTGGAAGGTTTGACCCTAAAGACCCTAATGTTGCTACAGGTATGGTAGGTGCACCTGCATGTGGAGATGTTATGAAACTACAGATTAAATTAAACAATGATGTTATAGAAGATGTCAAGTTTAAAACATATGGGTGTGGAAGTGCTATTGCATCCTCTACTATGTTTGTAGATATGTTAAAAGGTAAGACTATAGAAGAAGCTAAACTTATTAAAGATAAAGATATAGCAGAAGCTTTAGAACTGCCACCAATTAAATTACATTGTAGTGTACTAGCAGAAGATAGTATAAAACATGCAATAGAAGATTGGGAAAAGAAAACAGCACATAGAAAGCATAATCAATATGGGTAGACAAATAGGAAACGATGAAGGCAATCAAGTAGTCTTCAGAAAAAGTATATATGGTAAAAGCGATGGAGGTAAAGGTGCAAACCCTAGACCCGGAGTTTATACTAAACAATACAGAGATAACTGGGATAAGATTTTTAAGAAAGGAGAAAGCAATGCCAAAGAAAAAAACAACGACTAAAAAGAAAAAGTCAACTGTTAATAAAGCTGGTAATTATACCAAGCCTACCATGCGTAAGAGGCTTTTCGAGAGAATCAAAGCTGGTTCTAAAGGAGGTAAACCCGGGCAATGGTCAGCTCGAAAAGCCCAGATGTTAGCTAAACAATACAAAGCCAAAGGTGGTGGCTATAAATAATATGAACATATTAATAGAATATATGCAAAATTTAATAAATAAATTTAATAATTATTTTGTAAAGAAAAATGTCAAGTCTAAAAAAAAGTCAAAGAAGTCTTAGAAGTTGGAGTAAACAAGACTGGGGTACTAAGTCTGGTAATAAGTCTAGTGAGACTGGAGAAAGATATTTACCTAAAGCAGCTAGAGATGCATTAACTCCAGCAGAGTATGCAGCAACAACAGCAAAGAAAAGAAAAGATAAAGCTGCAGGAAAACAACATTCTAAACAACCTAAAAGTATAGCTAGAAAAACAAGAACTTATAGAAAAGTAAATTAATGTTTATACCTGATAACTATATAAGAAGAACATCTTCAACCATACCATTTGGCTATGAGTTAGATGCAGACTTTGAAGGCTATTTAAAACCTATACCTGAAGAGCTTACTATTTTAAAAGATGTAGCAGAAGCTATATTTCATGGTGAAATAAGTCTAGGTATTGGAGTAGATTGGCTAGAAGCAGAGACTGGTAAAGGTATGTCTAGACCCGGATTAAAAAAACATGTAGATAAAATTTATGGTAGATAAAATAAATAAATCTATAAAAGACTTGACAAAAGTCTCAAAAGACTCTATAATAGATGATACAAGTACTCCTAAAAGAAAAAGAGGAAGACCTAAGAATAGTGAGTTATCTAGTGTTAAGTTAGCATTACAAGCTAAAAAAAGATTAGATACTAAATCTAAAAAGGTTAAAAAGCTAACAAGAAGTTTAGCTAGAGTTAAAAAAGAAGTTAAAGAAGAAGAAAAAGTTTTAACTTCAAATGTTTTAACAGAATCAGAAACAAAAGTATTGCCTGATTCTATACAAGAACATTTAGATACTACAGGGGATTATGTGGCATTTATGCCTAACGATGGTCCTCAAACAGATTTTTTAGCTGCTGCAGAAAAAGATGTACTCTACGGAGGAGCAGCAGGTGGTGGTAAAAGTTTTGCAATGTTAATTGACCCATTGCGTTCTTGCCACATAGCTGAACATAGAGCCTTGATACTTAGAAGGTCTATGCCAGAGCTGAGAGAACTTATTGATAAGTCTAGAGAACTCTATCCAAAAGCATTTAAAGGTGCTAAGTTTAGAGAAGTAGAAAAGCTTTGGAACTTTCCTAGTGGAGCTAAAATAGAATTTGGCTTCCTAGAAAGAGATGCAGATGTGTATCGTTATCAAGGACAAGCGTACAGTTGGATAGGGTTTGATGAGATAACTCATTTACCTACAGAGTTTGGATGGAACTATCTTGCCTCAAGGTTAAGAACAACACATCCTGATTTAAAAACTTATCTAAGATGTACAGCTAACCCGGGTGGTGTAGGTGCACAATGGGTAAAGAAAAGATATGTAGAAGCCTCTGAACCTAATAAAAGTTTTAAAGGTAAAGATGGTTTAACAAGGAAGTTTATTCCAGCACTATTGCAGGATAATCCTTACCTTGCCGAAGATGGTGAATATGAAAGGATGTTACAATCCTTACCTGCAGTTCAAAGAAGACAACTGCTTGAAGGTAACTGGGATG